ATCTGTTCAAGCCCCTGGCCGCTGGCCAGTTGCGCGGGGTCACCTGGCTGGCCCCGGTGCTGTTGCGGCTGCACGAGTTGGACCAGTTCGAAGATGCGGCGCTGGTGAAGGCCAAGGTCGCGGCGCTGTTCACCGGCTTCATCACCGATCCCGACGGCACGGCAGGCGGCCTGTCCGGCACCAATACCAACGGCGCGCTGACTGTGGGCATGGAACCCGGCAGCCTGATCCCCCTGCCGCCTGGCACCGACATCCGCTTCTCGAACCCGACCGAGCACGACGCCTATGCGCCCTTCGTGAAGAACCACCTCCGCGCCGTCGCGGCCGGGATGGGCCTGCCTTACGAACTGGTTTCGGGCGATCTGGAGGGCGTGACTTATTCCTCGATCCGCGCCGGGCTGATCGAGTTCCGCCGCCGTGTCGAGCAGTTGCAGCACAACGTGGTCGTCCACCTGTTCTGCCGCCCAGTCTGGGAGCGGTTCGTTCGGCTGGCGGTGCTGTCGGGCTATCTGCCTGCGCGGGACTTTGATCGCGATCCGGCCGCTTATCTGGCCTGCGAATGGCTCCCGCCCAAGTTCGATTACGTCGATCCCAAGAAGGACGTCGAGGCCGAGATCCTCGCCATCAACGCCGGTCTCAAGAGCAGGACGCAGGCGATTTCCGAACGGGGTTACGACGCCGAACAGGTCGATGCCGAGATCGCTGCCGACAAGGCGCGGTCCGATGCGCTGGGCCTGAACTTCGGTGCGCCGCCCGCTGCCAACGAGGAAACCGCTGATGACTGACGCACTCGCCCTGCTGACCCGTCGCGCTGATCTGGCCCCGGCCAGCGCCAACCGTGATGACCGCACCGTCGAGGTGATCTGGTCCACCGGCGCCCCGGTGCGCCGCCGCGACATGGCGGGCCCCTATGTCGAACGCCTCAGCCTTGCGCCCGAGGCAGTGGACCTGTCGCGCCTGCAGGGTGCCAGCGTGCTGGATGCCCACCGCCAATCCGCCGTCCGCGATGTGCTGGGCAGCGTGCAATCCGCCGCCGTCGATGGCCAGCGCGGCACGGCGCTGATCCGCTTCTCGTCACGGCCCGAGGTGGAACCGCTCTGGCAGGACGTCCTGTCAGGCATCCTGCGCCATGTCTCGGTCGGCTACTCGGTCGAGGAATGGGCCGAGAGCACCGAGAACGGCGCGCGTGTGCTGACCGCCGTGCGCTGGACGCCCCACGAGATTTCCCTTGTCCCCACCCCGGCTGACCCGGGTGCCCGCATCCGCATGGAGACCAATATGACCGACACCACCATCACCCCTGCCCCGTCCGAGGCGCAGACCCGTGCCGCCATCAACACCGAGATCCGTTCCATCGCCCGCATCGCAGGGCTGGACCAATCCTGGATCGACGGCCAGATCGACGCCGCCGCCGATGCCGACACCGCCCGCCGCGCGGCGTTCGAGGCGCTGGCGGCCCGCAGCGCGCCGACGATCCGGACCGAACAGGTCCGCGTCGAGATGGGCGAGAGCCACGATGACCCCTCCCTCCGCGCCCGTCAAATGGGCGAGGCTCTCTATGCGCGCATCAACCCGCGCCATGAATTGTCCGAACAGGCCCGCCGCTATGCCTATGCCACCCCGGTGGATATGGCGAAGGAACTGCTGACCCTGCGCGGCGAGTCCACTATGGCCTTGTCGCCCGCCAGCCTCGTCACCCGCGCCCTGCACACGACCTCAGATTTCCCGATCATCCTCGGCAACACCGTGAGCCGCGTGTTGCGCGATGCCTATCAGGCTGCGCCGTCTGGCATCCGCCGTCTTGGCCGCCAGACGTCGGCGCGGGACTTCCGGGCGGTGAACAAGATCATGCTGGGCGAAGCGCCGCTCCTGGAGAAGCTGAACGAGCACGGCGAGATCAACGCCGGGACGATGGCCGAGGCGCGCGAGGCTTACAAGATCGAGACTTGGGCCAGGAAGATCGGCATCACCCGGCAGGTGTTGGTGAACGACGACCTCGGCGCCTTCGCGGACCTTGCTCGCCGCATGGGCCAGGGGGCCGCTGAGACCGAGGCACGGATCCTCGTCACCCTGCTGGAGGCGAACAGCGGCAACGGCCCGACCCTGTCGGACAGCAAGGCGCTGTTCCACGCCGATCATGGCAACAAGGCGACCAGTGGTGCTGTGATTTCGGACACCACCCTTTCGGCCGCCCGCCTGGCGCTGCGCACGCAGAAGGGCATCGAGGGCCGCGTCATCCGCGTGACGCCCAAGAACCTGCTTGTCCCGCCCGCGCTTGAGACCGTGGCCGAGAAGTGGCTCCCC